GACAGGATGTTTCCAATGTCCATGATCGGTTATCCCTGAAGGGTATTGCCCGTTTACAAATGTGTACTTTACGATTGCCATTACTTATTCACATTGTTCTTAAACAGCCATTCGCTTCTTACAAGTTCTGTAATACCGATATGGTTCATTACCTTTATATATTCCTCACCAAATACTTCAACACAGGAATCTAGAAACTCATATAGATGGTCAATGTTAGGCATCTTGCCTTCTTCGATTAAGGATTCACAACTGGCTATATATTTTGCTATGACATTACGTGCCGTCTGAAGGTGTATTCCGTACTGTTCTAAATATTCAGCATTTCCCTGCGTGATAGTGCGTGTGAGAATCATATCCCTGTGTGACTGCCTAAACGCCTGTCTGATATGGTGTCGTATCTCATCGAGTTCAGCATCTTCCTCGTCCCACAGAAGAGGGATATCGTTGTTCTTCCTGATTTCCTCGTAGGCATCCTGAAAAACAGCTATCTCTTTTAAGGCACCCTCTATGTATATTTTTGCATTCTCCATCCCTGAACGTGCTTCGGTTATATTTATTCTTGAAAGCGGAGTATCCTCTTTTTCCCACTCCTTAATCTCCAGTTGTTTTTTTTGGAATTTAAAGAAGTGTTCCCTGAGAGCCTCTTTCTTTCTCTCTATCTGTGAAAGACACTGCCTGAGTCTTCTATATGGGGAGTCAGTCATCATGGTGAGAGTCATAAGCTGATTGGTAGTCTGGGTATTTCTTCTGCCAAGACTGTTGTTGGCACGTTCCATCTCAACCATGCGTTCAGAAATCTTTGCAATCTTCTCTGTCGTCATTGTTGCAAGGCCGCTTACCGAGTTCTGTATTTCAGCTAATTCATCCATGTTAACTTCCTGATGTAGCCCCACAATCCTGATTACCTTCCAGTAAATTACCAATATCAGCACCGTTACCAGTAGATGCGATAGTGATTTTGTCTATTTCATCTGTAACAGTGCCATCATCGCCTCCATAAAATTCTCCGGTGATGCCATCAGAGCTTCCAGCTAACTCAGCCCTACCTGTAGCTAAATCTCCAAAATCGCTTGAGTTGCCAGTTGAACCAACCGTCACATACTCTATTGTGTTGTTGCCTCCACCTGCTGACGGTACAACGAATACAGCCCTCACAGTTGAGTTTGCTGAACTAGAGTCAAGACTAGCAGCACTTAAATTCCCAAAATCAGTGACATTTGCTGAAGTTGAAAAATCGTTATATTCTATGTCGTTAACGGTAGCAGTCCCACCTTTAAATCCACCCAAGACTAAGTATCTTGTGTCCCCGTTAGTACCTCCCATAGTGAGTTTAGTACCCGATAAATTCCCTGCGTCAGTACCATTTCCTGTGCTGGCAATCGTGAAATATTCCATCCTGTCTAAATTTCCTGCTGTTGTCTCGTATCCTCCTACTGAAAAAAGGAGAGTTCCGTTGCTACATCCATTCTTTATTCCGTATGCACCCGCTACGTCCACATCACCAAAGTCTGTACCGTCCCCGGTAGAAGCGATGGTTATATAGTCCGTATCAGTTACACCGTAAACGGAAGAGCCTCCTGACCTACCTATTCCACTTCCCCATATTCCTCTTGTAGCATTGGAACCAGCACATGTGTGCTGTGCGCGAGTAGTTTGTAAATCTCCGAAGTCAACAGTATTTGCAGTAGCTCCCACAGTTTTATATTGAATTCTATTTAAGTCTCCATGATCAGACAGTGTGCCTCCTGCAACCACTCCTCTTGTGCCTCCCCACGCTAGGCCACTTGCTGGGTATTCAACACCCATAACTGTCTCAATATCACCAGTTTCTACACCCATAATCTTTTCGATGTCACCAGCACTGACACTCATAAATGTTTCGACATCAGCCATTAAGCAACCTCTACCATTGTGAAGTTAGGTGAGAAGTAAACTGAGTCAGCACTTGCTGCCCAACCAATTACCTGCACAAAGTCTCCATCTGAATCTGGGGCAACACCCTCTGGAACATTCTTTCCACCCGTTTCAGCTTCTGGCAGATATAAAGTTTCCCCAATAGCATAGGTTGGAAAGTTTGTAGCAGCATGTAAAAATCCTTGCAACAGAAAGGTTCCTTCAGCATCAGCACTTACGTCAGCAACACACATAGCCACACACATTATTTCTGCTGTAACTAATCCTGTGCCTCCTGTGTTTGCAACTGCCTTCCACATCTTGGAATCACCTGCCTTAAAGTAAACACATTCACCATCTTCCAAGTCCTCACCTGCCGTAAACTTAGCCGTGATACCTGACCAGACCGTATCGGCAGGAGTTGAATCCAAGAGAAGGTCTTTATCAAGTTGAACTTGATCTTCAAAAATGGTGCCTCCTGAGATACGCAGTTGGTCCGTACCATCTTCGTCATATTCAAGGCTGACATCCTGGCCATCACCAAGGTAGATTTTCTGGTCATCACCAACATATATATGGCCCCATTCCAGCGATGTGGTACCTAAAGTTGCACCGCTTGCAGCATCTGGAACAATTGCCGTTTCTGCTGTAATTGTAGCTGTTCTTATATTGGAAGTTCCATTATCAATTGCACCAAAGCCTGAAGTAATAGATCCTGAATCTAATGCGCCTACAGTTAGAATATTGCCATCTCCAGCAGCCGGAGCTGCCGATATATCTGACAATACTTCTGACGCACTTCTTCCCTCTACAGATGTAGTGGCTATACGAAGGAAGTCATTGTCAGCAACGCTTGCTGCAAACTGGGCCACATCATATTGGGATATACCTGTAGCTACCTGTAGTTTATTGCTCGATATTTCAAGGCCACCGTTGGTTACAAGATCAAGCCCAAGAACGGCACTTGAAGCAGCCAATCCATCTCCTGCAAACAGTGTCGCAAGAGCGTCAGTTGTCGTTAACTGCTCGTTAGCATCGTCTGAGTCCAGCGTCCCGAACCAGTCACCACTGGTAGGAACTACAGCACTAAGTTCAGATAAATCAAGCGTTACGGTAAGATCACCGCTATCTCCACCACCTGACAGGCCAACGCCTGCCGTGACTGCGGTTATATCTCCACCTTTAGATGTTCCGGGTAAAAATATGCCCGCCATCTTAATTCATTCCAGGAACTTTGTTGAAGAACTGGAAGTCTATGGTCGCAGCGTTTGAAGCGTTCTCTCTTATGACCTGAAAGCCCGTGACCTCATTCCTTGATCTCAAGGTGATGATGTCTCCTGCTGCCCATTGAGTGCCTTTCGTTGTTGTCGGAGTAGTTCCCTCGCGCGTTTCAACAACAGAGTTTGTTCTAACGTAACCCTCGGCATAATTTGCCTGGTCGGATACTGTCAGAGATGTTGCAGAACTTGTCACCGCGTGGGTAACGAGTGAACTTGCTATTGGAGAAAAGTTATTTTTGGGCATTTTTCGTCCCCTTATTACTTGATTCGCTATCTCTTTCTGCAAGGAGCCTTATGGCCTCGGCAAGATTGTCCTGCCTTGCCCTCTCCCTGAGTCTCTCTTCATCAATTCGCTCACCGTCTATCGTTGCCCATTCACGCCTGTGACGCTTTTGCATATGGACCCTGAGATCATGTGAAGCGGTCAAATTGTCCTTCGTGCAGTACGCAAGTCCCATCCGGTCGTACTCGGCCCTGTTGGGATCTTCCTTGTGAAGAAGACACTTCAGGTGTCCGTACTGCCTTTCAAATTCTGGCTTTGTTGTTGTAAATGCGTATGTGCCATCTTCCCTTCTTTTGCCGAGCTGCTGCTCAAGCATATTCCGGTTAATGACCGAGCGATCTCCCGTCCTGTTATCGTAGACATAGACGTATCCTGCGCTCTGAAGTTCGGCTGCTGTCATTGTCATACCATTGCTGTTTCCAACGACGGCTCCGGGCTTCATATTCCCAGGCTCCTCGGCTACCTCTGCGTCTCTAAGTTGTTCGTGAATAGATTTTTCCTGTGTCAACGGGTTCGCTCCTTCTTATAGTCGGGGCCAAACGTACTCTGACCCTTCATCCACTTGTTTTTTTCTTCCACGTTATCCCAGAAAATCTTCTTCCAGTCTCTGGGTTTAACCTCGGTTTTAGGGGGCGGCGTGAGGTTCATCTCCTGTGCAAGACGAATACCTTCCTCGACGGTGTAAAGAGCCTCTCCTCCGCCTGTGCCATCAGGAACTCCAAGGATTAGTTGGAACTCCTCACCGAAAAGGCGGGCATCGCCAAGGTCTCTCTCAAGTTTGACCCTTTGATCATTCCTGATAACCGTTATCGTCTGGTACCTTCTAACGCCCGAGGAATCAGGAGCCTGCCGGTTTAACTCACTGATATGCCAGCAAGGCTCATGACTCCATATTTCCGCTGTGGCCAGTTCAACAAGTGCAGCCACTAAAAGCTCCTATACAGTCCAGTCTCTATTAGCCTCTACGAGTATGTAGTCACAGTCGAAGATGTTAAGTTGAGTAGTATTGGCGCCAGCAGCTAAAACCACAGCATAGTCTGTAGTTGTCGAGGCTGCGCCCGCTACGGTCTTCTTTAACTCGCCGTCTATATACCATCGGGCTGTGCCGTTAGGCATAACCTCTAGACGAAGAACCTGCCACTCACCAGCTACTGCGTCATCTTCTAAATTAACAGAAGTGGTAGTGGTTGAGTCACTAGCCGACCCACCAGCATTAATAGCGTGCCAATCCTCGTCATCATCAAGTTCATCACTCAGATAGAACCCAACAACGTCTGCCGGTATAGTAATAGCAGAGGATGATGAATTTATCACAATGTCCTCAAGCTGCTCATCAACCGACAGGATGCTTGTCAGACCAAAAAATATTTCTTTAGTATCAAGGTCTGGGAGTTGCACCCTGGTCTCCAACATAATCGGCCCCATCAACCCAACATCAAATGCAATGTGCGTTCCAATAAAGGTCGTGTCTGCGTCAGTGTTGGCAGATGTAAGTGTGACAACGCCAGACAGGGCATCTTTCCCTGCAATTCCAGCATCGGCATCCTCAAATCCTTCACCACCGGCGTAAAAGTCTCCCAACTCGGCGGTGTCAGCCGTTAAAGCTAACGTGTCGCCTACCCCGAAAAAGTCGTTAAACAGGCGTATCTTTCCCTGTCCACTTTGTACTGTTGCCATTTAATTCTCCTCGAGCTTTAGCTCTAGTTTTCTAATTCGCTTCCTGTAGGGAGCGATTACTTTTGATATATCTTCTGTCTTACGAGGGATACATGCCAGATTTTCCAGCCTGTTATCCCCCATATTTCCGTTCATGTTGTGGACAATCCACCCTTTAGGAATGGGTCCACGATTCTCAGTCCACACTGATCTACGAGCATTCACTAGCTCGTTGGTGCAGTAGCGTCAGCCTGTACTTCATACAGCCAGTTGCCTGCCGATCTCTCGCCAAATGCAAATTCATCATAGTGATACAGAGCTGTGGCTCCACCGCCTAGTTCAGGCAGTCTCTTGGTCTCAATATATGGAGACCTGCCCTCGACTAATACCAGTGCCATTTGCGAGAAGACTCCGCCCTTTGCAAGGTTTGAAGTAATCGTGATGTTTCCATCCTCATACAGTCTTGCCCCGGCGATTGTTCCCCGATATCGGTTCTGGTATGCCTCG